ACCCCCACTTATTACTCTAGTCTTAGCGGAACTTATTATTTGTCGGGAAATATAACATTTAATGATATTCGGCCCGGCTATCGAATATATGGAACCGATTCACAGAAAATTGCAAACTATGATAATTCTGATGGTACTGGTGTAAAATCAACAAAGATGTACCTATATTCATCATATATAAACACAAGCCCCTCAGCAACTAGTGGCGCAACTATATCTTTATCAGATCATATAGGTTGGGCTAAATCAGTTCTTCAAGTTGGAACTGGGCCGCGTGCGGGGCAGAACCCTTAAAGGAAAAATAATGACTAGAGAATATACGTGGACTATACACAGTCTTGAAACTGTAAGCGTAGTACCAGATAAACCAAAAATTGTTACTTTTATACACTGCGGCTTAACTGCAACTGAGACTATGCCCGACGGTAAAGTTATGTATGATGGTATTGGTGGAACTCTTTGTGTATACTGGGGCAATGGTGATGATTTGGATAATTTTACGCCATACAATGAATTAACGGAAGAACAAGTTACCACATGGTTAATGACTGTCACCCCCCAAGCTGACAGAGATGCTTTGAAAGCTAGGCTAGATAGTATGATGGATACTAAAAAACTAACTTCAATAGAAATCCCACCTTGGGTTCCGGTAAATCCTGTTGGTACTGAAAGTAAGGCCACCTAAAAACCTTTATAAGTTAACCTGAGCACTACGCTCAGGTTTTTCTATGGAGAATCAAAATGTGGGCAATTTGGGCAAAAGCCCTAGGCGAAAAAGCAGGAGACGATTCGACTGCTGATAAAGTCGCCATAATAAGAACAATTATAGTAGTTAGTTACTTGGTAACTAACTGCTTTATCATTGCCGGTGTTATTCACCACTGGTAAATATATTCCCCAGTAGCACAGCGGTAGTTGCAGTTGACTGTTAATCAACGTGTCGGTGGTTCGATCCCATCCTGGGGAGCCAACTTAAAGGAGTAGCATATGGCTCATGGATTACAGATATATAATTCTACTGGTAGCTTAACATATTCTAGTACTGATGTTACTTGGAATCAAGTAGATTACTTTTATGTTACAGCCTTGCCCGCACCACAATCTGTTACTAACGTTTATCCAGTAATTATCGGCAAAGAAGTTAAAATTTTACAATTATTAATTGATGCCCCTCCCACAAATCGTAGAGCAGTAGCTCATACCATTACAAAAGAAACAGGCAATACAGGTAGTGTAACTGTTTCAGGAGGTTCTGAAAACGCACTTATATTGGTACTAATGCGATGAGTTATGGATTTCAAGCACTAAATGACAACAATCAAGTTTTAATTTCCAGTGAAACCAAAAACTTGCACTTTATACAAAAATTAACTGGGCCCAGAAATACAACAGTGTCTATTTCTGACCCTGATGCAGGTATTATTTATTCCACTAATATTAATGGTGGAATTCGTCGTTGGAGATACACAGCTACTTGTGCAAATACTCCTGTACCGTTTTTTACAATGCCTACAAATGATTTTTATGGCATTTTACGAATAGTAAATAAAAATAATAGTCGCTGGGACATTGAAATTTTTAGATCAGGAACCAGCGATACTGTTCCTGAACTTTATATTTTTTCCGACCCTGCTCTGCCTTTTACACTTCCACATAGAGGCAGTTCCGCCTATGAAACTGCTTTTACTGCTGCGCAACAAAGTAGTGGTAGACTAGTACCCATAAGAGCGTATCCTGATTCAGAATATGTAATTTATAAATACACCGTTAGTGGTGGGGGCTTTTTTGCGTCATATTTAGAATCAGCGCGTCAAGGCAGCATAGTGCCGCTTCAAGATTTTACAACAATGACAGCGCTTAGTCCAACAGGTCAGACAGCTACTTCAGACGTATCATACACGGTATTATTGCCGTGGAACATTAGTTTTGGAACTAGAGACAACATAGATAGACTTTATATTAGTAAATGTAGTGTTGTTACTTTTGATACTCCCAGACTAGATATACCAAATGTACACGTTCCTTATTCAGGGTGGTCAACTCCTAATTTAGATGACTGCATTCTGTTAAGTAGTGCAGACCGATGGAGTTTTGATGATACTGCATACAGTAATCAATTTAATCCAGCTGGCGTTTGGGTAACCACTACAGGAACAGCCCCCAATAGAAGATTCTATATAAGAGCTAGATTTCACGATATAACGGGGGGAGCGCTTACAGCAGCGCTTAACTTGCCGCCACCATTATCCTGGCAAATAATGTTACCAGAAAATGACCCTGGTAAACAGTGGATACGTTTTGGACAAAATAGTGACTACACTTGGCCAGAAAATTTCCCAAAAGCGTATATATACAAAGATACTACAGAATATGGAATGGTAGTTTACAGAGACGATGGGTCTCCAAGTTTTGATAGTAGAAAACAACCTCTTGTAGTTAATGCCGCTGTTACAGTAACACACCCTAGTAATCCTAGAACTGTGTCTGCTATAAGTTCTGAGGCAACCGCCGCTCGAAGTTGTAATGCTGTTAATGCTGATAATGCCTATATGTTTCAAGCAGATCAGACTAACTCATACATAATGTATCCGTCTAGCTTATCAACAAACCCAGCAAAACCAATATTTAGCTTTTTAAGTATTGCCCAATCTCAAAGACAAATAACTGCCTATAATACTCAAGGATATAACGATCAATTTTGGGGGCAAGAAACCAACCGAGACTATTTTTACAGCTATTATTGGCAATTTTATCGCGGGGCAATTTCAAATCCCGTAACTACTCTAACAGGATTACACATACTGAGTGAAGATATTACTAGAACACTTGGTACACAGCCGAATTCCGAATTCAATATTACAAACAACTTTTTTTTCAATAAAAGTAGTACCGGTGCTTGGGAACAGCGTGCAACGCCATCAGGAGACGATGGTCTGTGGGTACAATATCTTCCCTGGGATATTTACTTTACTAATAAAGAAGGTACCGCTGCGGTAGCTTATAACGCAGTTTTTATTTCTACAAATGGATATTTAACTTTTAACTATTTTAATTACTCTAGTAATACATATAGAGATCCCGACGCTGGCAGCTTTGAGTATAGTAACTTAATTACAGCAAGTACTTTAGTAGGAGCACGTATAATGATTTATGGTGCAGATAATAGTGCATACAGATATTATGCAGATATTACAGGAACAGCTCCTAATAGAGTTTACCGTATTCGTTATACAGGATATCCAAGTTCTAATGGTTGGACGCAATATGCAACTGCGACCCCAACTTTAGTATGGGAAATTCAATTTCCAGAAAATAAACCAGATGAAATGTACATTGTATTTCCTGCAATAATCCAAGTACAGGGCGGCGCAGTACTTGGCGTAGGTACTTCAAACGGCTGGCAAACTGTATCACAGCCATCGGCGTTTAGCGAACAAATTACTCCCAAAAATTTAATAATTAAAAAGGTTAGATCAGCTGCAGATTATAGAGATTCACCAGTACTACGGGCTGGATGGGGCACACATGATTTTGGTTGTAATTATTACTTTTATAATAGTGGTGGAGGCGGTGCAATTGGTGGACTATTTGGGCCTGGTAGTAATACTAGTACTGGGGGGGTCTGGCCTTATACTAACGACACCTTAAACTTAGCAGATAACACTGTGATAGTAGCAGACGGAAGTAAGTATGATTGAAGAAAAAGTAATACCTGAATTCGACCCAGATGCTGTAAAAGTAAACCCTTTAAGCGTTGTTCCGCAGCAGTTTGCTCAACAATTGCCTACAGATACATACACTAGTCCTGCTCCTGCTTTTATTACGTATAATTCGCAAGATACAGAACAATCCCTACGACCTTTTAAAATTGACCGAACACATCTAGAAGAGGACGGCACTACCACAGTATACTATTCAGCATTTCGCAGTTCCGTGCCTACAAAATCTGAAGCAAGTACTAATAATACGGTCGGCGCAATTAATATGCGTGTTTATGATAAAACTGAGGCAGAAAAACTAATTTTTGAAACTGTAGTCAACAAAGGGTGGTATTCATAATGCTCTATACTTCTAGCTATAATTTATGCGATGAATTTAAACTTTATAGTGAAATTTCAGACGAAACTATTGCACTTATTCAACAAAAGTTTAGTTGGGTAACAGATAAAACAAGCTATGTGGGTATAAATTCTTTAGAATATAAAGAAGTTATACAAGAAAATACCTACACAGGCCTACTCCCCGGAGAACAGTGTAAAACTTTATTTGGCGATGAAGTTATTGTATCAGAGCGAGTTTTTTGTATGGATAGTGCCACAAGTTTTATTACTGGATTTAAACTACCAGAAATTGATACGGCTTTAAGTTGGTTACCTAGTTTTTGCAAAGTACTTTTTAAAGCAAAGAACTACAAAGAATATGGTTTACCTTACCCCGCATTAGCAGACAACTATGAAAACTATATTTTTTCTGGTAATCCTTCACAAGTAGAAGCTGCTTTTGATTTATCAGAACTACGTGGTACATACGATACTTATTACAGAGCAACTGTAGTTAATAATCAACCCGTAAAGGTTGACCGGTATGTAGTAAACGAAGAAAATTCAATATTTGTTTTTGACCTACAGTACCTAAAACTAGCTAAAAGACTAAAACGCACAGACTTATTATAAAAGGAACCTAAACGTGTTGTTTAAATTTAAACAATCAAAAATTACTGTTGATTGTTTTACTCATGATAAAGCAGCTTTTGAAGTATATAAACTTAGAAAGTCCATATATTACTATCCAGAAATGATAAAAAATATGGAATCTAGTTTTGAAACTACGGACAGAAATACAAATATAAAGTATACGCTTCCTACCATTAAAAAATGTAGTGGTATCAATAGCTTATATAAGCAAGGCGCTATTATGCCGTTGTGGGCTGATTTTATATCTCAGCCTGTAGATTATGTAGCCGGAAACGCTGCCGTAGGACTATTCTTTAATCCAGAAAGAGTAGGATCTCATGATATTAAACAATATCCTGGAATAATGAGTGAATATTTTAATGTTAAAATTCCAGGTGCATGGCACTTGGTAGAACCTTCGGGTATTAATTTTCTGTGGCAAGCAGCAACTTGGAATTTAGACAATCAAAATACAGATTTTGTGATTCCACCAGGCGTTTTAGACTTTAAATGGAATGTACAAACTAATGTAAATATGTTTGTTAAAAAAGACTTAGCCAATTTTAAGTTAGTTGCTGGTACTCCACTTATACAAATTATTCCGTTAACTGAAAAAGACGTAGAATATCAATGCCACTTAGTAAGTGCAGAAGAATATTGGAATAAACCAGCACAACCTGGGCATTTTAAATCAATGCTTAGATGGAAAAAAGAAAAAACACAATCTGCTAAATTAGATGCAGAAGAAAAAAAGGGCAAATGTCCTTTTGGATTTAAATAGTTGGGGAATAGTGTAATGGTAGCACTCGTGATTTTGATTCAAGCAGCCTAGGTTCGATCCCTAGTTCCCCTGCCACACGGCCTTAGCACAACTGGATAGTGCACCTCGCTACGAACGAGAAGGTTAGGAGTTCGAATCTCTTAGGCCGTACCAATTAGTAACAATCATGCAAGCCTTTGACATTGAACAAGTAAAAACATTTATTAAACAACAATCTCCTGAGACTAAAGTATACTTAGGTGCTGATAGCGAACGTTTAAATGTTCGTGGTATTTGGTACGCAGACTATACTTTAGCAGTAGTTGTTCATATAGATGGCAAACATGGTTGTAAGATTTTTGGTGATATACAACGCGAACGCGATTACGACCAAAAAGCCAATAAGCCTGCAATGCGATTAATGAATGAAGTTTATAAAGTATCAGAACTATTTCAACAGCTTGCAGATGTTCTAGAAGATAGACACGTTGAAGTACACTTAGATATTAATCCCAACGATAACTACGCCAGTAATGTAGTAGTAAGTCAAGCTATTGGGTATATTAAAGGTACTTGCAATCTTACCGCGCACGTAAAGCCAGACGCATTTGCTGCTAGCTACGCTGCAGACCGATTAAAATTTATACTTGCAAATTAATGTGAAAACAGTTACAATACACTTTGATAAAAAATTATTGAAACAGTGTAAGCGTTTAGCCAAAGAGCAAAACATTACGCTGAGTCAATTAGTAGAAAACGCAATTAAACAATTACTAAAGGAAATAGAAAATGGCCGACAGATTTGATCTTGAACAGCAAATTCTTGATTGCTGGAGAATTACTGATGAAGTTCAGCTTTTAAACAAAAATGTTTTAGAAGGCAAAATTGGTGGTGGAACAATGACCCAAGATGAAATTTCCAATTTCTTGCTGGGTTTAGAAACCATTTATGAACTAAAATTTGGTCAGTTATTTGATACCTTTAGTGAATTGGTTCACGATAGAAAATTACTTTAATGTTGGTGTGACCCGAAAGGCTAGGGAGCAGATTGCAAATCTGTTATATGCAGGTTCAAATCCTGTCACCAACTCCAGGTTGCCGACTTAGCACAGTGGTAGTGCAATCGCCTTGTAAGCGATAGGTCATCAGTTCGAATCCGATAGTCGGCACCAACTAATTTCCAATTATAGAATTGCAACAAATATATAGATAATATGACTAAAAAAATAGCAATTATTGGGAACGGAACGGCCGGTTGTTTAACTGCTTCTCATTTCAATCGTTTTAGTGTCAATACTGAAATTGAATGGTATTTTGACCCTAGTATTAAACCTCAAGCAGTTGGGGAAGGGTCGTTAATAGATTTAGCAGTTGATCTACACCGCAGTTTAGAGTTTAGTATATCAGATCTTTATAGCATAGGCGGAACAATAAAAACGGGCATTAGAAAGATTAATTGGGGCAATGTTGATACGTTTGATGAAAATTTTACGTTTGGTAAACATGGATTACATTTTAATGCACTACATTTACAGGATTTTATATTAAAAAAAGTGCATCAAGAAGGCAAAGTTAAAATTATAGAAACTAATATAAATCATGCACAAATAGATGCTGATCATATTATCGATTGTTCAGGATTTCCAAAAGATTATTCTCAACATATAGAATCAGAATATATTCCTGTAAATTCTGCATACGTAACACAATGTTTCTGGGATTATCCAAAGTTTAATCATACACTAACAATTGCAAGACCATACGGTTGGGTTTTTGGTATTCCTTTACAGAATAGGTGTGCTATTGGTTATATGTATAACTCCAGTTTAAATTCTTTAGAAGAAATTAAAAAAGATGTGCTTAATGTATTTGATAATTTTAACCTTACTCCTAGTAGCACTACAAATCATTTAAATTTCAAAAACTATCATAGGCAATATAACTTTTCAAAACAAGTAAGTTATAATGGAAATGCTTCATTGTTTTTAGAACCTCTAGAGGCAACCACACTAGCAGTTGTTAACAAAAATAAAAAACTAGCATTTGATTTAGTATACAATAATATTTCAATAACCATATTAAACAATTATTATATTAATATGGTAAATGAGATTGAAACCATTATAATGCTTCATTATTATGGCGGATCTAAATTTAATACAAAATTTTGGGAATTTGCTCAGGACAGGGGTTCTAAAAAAATAGAATCTATGAAATCTTCAACAAAATTTATGGAATTCCTAATAAAAAGTAAACAAAATAATTCTAATGAATATGCAGAATTTGGTACGTGGGAAAAAACAATTATGCATCAAAATATAAAAACTTATAACTTTTATTCTACTATTTAATAGTACTTGGTAGTAAAACAACTACCACCATATTATAACACACTACTCGCCACTTAATAAATATATGCGGAGTAAACGTACGCACACCTTCCGCGGGTAACTAGGATTAGCTTAACCTAGCTTGGGTAGTGTGTTATAATATGGTTGTATGAAGCAAACAGAACGGTGTCTTGGACGGGGGTGCGAATCCCCCCAGGTCCACCACAAGCACTATCAACCTTGGCACCTCGTGGTGGTAGATAGCGACTGCAGCGCGAACGGTATAGATAGAAACCTGCTACCAGATAGTGCTTATGATGGGCCTGCATAGTTTCGACAGGGCGACAAGTACGTGAGTGGACAACTCAGCAGAGTAGCTGTAAAAACTAAACAAAAGTAAACGCAAACGACTCACAGTTCGCATTAGCAGCCTAAACACTGCTTAGGGTTTCCGTCAGCTTTCCTCGTAACAGAATAAGCTGGCATTAACAAGGAATTTTATGAAAAAAATCTTAACCGCAAGTTTACTTGCACTATCTATGTCTGCAATGGCAGCGGATTATTTTAGCGTTGACATTGATTCTGTCAATGACCAAACTTCTGGTGCTCGCAGTACTGCTCAGTACATTCGTGCTGGTAAAGAAGTTAGTGGCATTCAGTTTGGTGCACAAGGGCGTACAGCCACATTTGAAACTGGTGGCATGATTCATAGCCTAGAAGTTACAGCTGGTAAATCCGTGTTTGGTGTCACACCTTTTGTTGGTGTTGGCTTTGATAACGGATTGAACGGTGCTCGTAATGCTGATTATAAATACGGCTTAGTAGGTGCAACTGCTGGTTTAAAAGTTGGCCCTGGTTTTGCTTTGGCTGGTGTAAAAACCCGTGTTGGTACAACTGCCGTCACTGAAACCAAACAATCTGTCGTTTTTGGCACTTACAGTGTTGCTGTTGCCAAAAACGTAGCCATTAATCTTAACGCGAGCAAAAGCTACCAAGACATTCAAGAGAATGCTTATGGTTTGGGAATTGGCTTTAGCTTCTAAGTAGTAATACAATGACAAATAGCCTAGATGATTTACTTGACCCTAAATCAGGGTCAACAGAGTTTTTTACTAAAAACACAAGTAATTCTTACGAGTTTTATTTGTCAGGTGAACTATTAGAACCAGAACATTATACTGCCTGGTTTGATATTATCCGTAATGCTAGAACTTATGATTCCATTAAACTGTACATCAATAGTTGTGGTGGTGATTTATACACTGCAATTCAATTTTTACGCGTAATGGGTGAAAGTGCTGGACACATTACCACTAGTGTAGAGGGTGCTTGTATGAGTGCCGCAACTATGGTATTCCTATCAGGGCACAGTTACGAAATAACTCCACACAGTTTGTTTATGTTTCATAACTATTCAGCCGGAGTATTTGGTAAAGGTGGTGAAATGTACGATCAGCTACAGTTTGAACGAGTGTGGTCTGAAAGTTTCTTAAGCCAAGTCTACAAAGATTTCTTAACTAACGAAGAAATTCAAGCTATGTTACACAACAAAGATATTTGGATGACTTCAGAACAAGTAATACAGCGTATTGATAAATTAATAGAATCACGTAAAGAAAAATCGCCAGACCTGTCTACAAATGCTTCTTAGCTTCTGGCTCCGCTGACGCGAAAACAGGATGGGCTGCGCTCACGGGGTTTGCTAGTTTCCTGACACAAAAATAACTAGCCTTGGAAGATGATGCAGTGGGGTTGGTCCCGCGACTGGCCTTGAAAACCAGGTTCTCTTAACAGGGATGGGGTTCGACTCCTCCGTCTTCCGCCATGCAGGATTAATTCAGTGGTAGAATGTCTCGTTGCCAACGAGAATGTCATCGGTTCGAACCCGATATCCTGCTCCAGATTTTGCGGGGTTAGTTTAATGGTAAAACAGCAGATTTCCAATCTTCGGTCGAGAGTTCGATTCTCTCACTCCGCTCCAGTCAGTTCCGAGACGACTTAAAAAATGTCGGCTGCGAAAACGCCAACGGTTTAGCGTAAGGTCACAGTTGGAAGTGCCTGGTTAGCTCAGTGGTAGAGCTACGCCTTTACACGGCGAGGGTCGGCGGTTCGAACCCGTCACCAGGTACCAATTATTCAAACTTGACAATAATCCTTGAATTTAGTATAATATATACTTGTTCAGGGATTTTTTATTTATAGTGTTATGCCTAACATCTTTTTTGCATCAGATCATCATTTTCATCACAAAAACATTTTAACGTTTAAAAACTTTGATGATACGCCTGTGCGCGTGTTTGATTCGGTCGAGCACATGAATGAGCACATGGTTACTATGCACAACAGTGTAGTAAGACCTAACGACAAAGTGTACTTTTTAGGTGACGTAACTATGGCACGTAATGCTAAGGGTCTAGAAATCTTAGCGCGCATGAATGGTGAAAAAGTCCTAATCAAAGGCAATCACGACCTATGCAGTGCTCAGCAGTACCTACAGTACTTTAAAGACATTCGTGGCTCGCATCAGTTTGACGGAATGATCTTAACTCACATTCCTATTCATCCTGAAAGTCTAGCACGTTGGGGTCTTAATGTGCACGGTCATTTACACAACAATGTAGTGCGTATGCAATTAGCGCAGATTCCCGATCGCCGATACTTTAATGTATCAGTAGAACGCATCAATTACACACCAATCTCACTAGAACAAATTAAAAAACAAGCGCTGATAGCTTAATGGTAAAGCAGCCGACTCATAATCGGTCGAGTCTAGGTTCAATTCCTAGTCAGCGCACCACCTACTTCCTTGCGATTAAAAAATATTTACTTGAACTGCTGAGTATTTTTTAGTATAATATTAACTTCACAATAACTTTAAAGCAAAATAACTATGAAAATTTACTTTTCTGAAGTCCTAGACCTCGAAGACTCTGATGAAACCTTTGAGTACAATGATACCAAATTCTACAACTATGTTGAGTTTGGTACTAACCCTGGTGGCAGAGACGAAGTAGCCATTGCAGATACTTGCAATCGCATGATGCCAATCTGTATTGAACAAGTGCCTGATCTAATTGCAGCTTTACAGGCTTGCTATGACATTCACTTGAAAGTGCTTAAAGCCGAAGAATTAAAAGAACTTGCTGAAAGTGACGAGGGTGCTTATGTGGAATTTAACGAAGTCTTTTACAACAACGAATCCCTTCAAGATTCTCGTTGGTGAACTAAGCACTGAGACTTGGAAACTAGTAACCCTAGAATACTTAAGACACGTTGCTGATCTTGTTAATACAGAAGAGCGACGTGTTATTACTTATGGTGAAGCATTCACAGTATTAGAGTATTTAGAACAAGCTAAAATCGTTGTGCTTGAGCCAGTAGAAGATACTGGCATATTTAAAATAAAAAAAGGATATTAAATTGGCTAAATCAGCTAGTAAATCAAAACAAAACTACAGTGCAGTTTACAAAAGTAGTAATAAGTACGAAAAGAATCGTAAACTAAAACTGCAAAGATTGTTAAAGCAGCAACCTAATAACGAACAAATTAAAAATGCTTTAACTAATATCCGTGCACGCAGAAAAGCTCCCAACAATCCACAGTGGTCACATACAGACATTCGATTAGCTAAAATATTTAAACTATTTACTGGAAGAGCAGATAAAGAGCTATTTAGTAGTAATCCTAAAGTACAATCAGAAGCTGTTCAAGCTGCGCGTAGCAACCCAGACAAAAAAGTGCCTGAAGGCAGAGTTAGTTTTCAACTAGGTGCTCGTGCTCACGACAAGTACGGAAAGCTAGTATGGATGTAATAGAATACTATTTGCTATTTGCGCTTAGTACTTCTATTACTGCTTGCTATATATGGTTTTATCCCCTACTACAAAAAGCACGTGCTAATAATATAGAAAACGGATTTACAAATAATCCTAAGTTAAGTATATTTGTTTATATAGTAGTTAGTACAATTGTTGCTCCTTTTTTGGTACTTCCACTGTTATTTACAAAATATGGCGAAGCATTTGAGCGAGGGTTATCAAAAGAAATGTTAAAACAAGATTAAAATTTTTTATTTGAATCAAAGGCTATTATAGTTTATAATATATTCTTAATCAATTAGAAAAGGCACAACATGAAACTTTTGGAATTTAAATACACTAAAACTGATGGCTCTGTCTCTGAACGAGCTGTAATTGAGTTGGTTACGCCTACTCAATTCATTGAAGGCATTGATGTTACCAAAATGCCAGAAGATGAGTTTGCCCTGTTTGCCAATGAAATGCGTGAATTAAAAAATGCACAACACGAAGCAACTATGAACTTATTGGCTAAACACGACCTAAAACACAACTATCGCCGGTTTTCTCCAAATCAAATGTCGGCGATCAATACAGAATACATCTAAAAGGAAAAATATGGCAAGCGCATGGACTGAAGAACTCAAAACTAAAGTTATTGAAATGTATGAAGGAGCAGGCCCAACACCTGAGTCCTCAACTGAAATTATCAAAGATATTGCAGAAGAAATTGAAATGTCGCCTAACGGCGTTCGTATGGTACTAGTACAAGCTGGTGTTTATGTTAAGAAAGAGGCTGGTGCTTCTACTAGCAAAACTGCTAAGCCTGCTGGTGAAGGTAGCAAGCGTGTTAGCAAAGAGTCTAGCATTGCTGATCTTAAGGCCGCAATTGAAGCCAAAGGTGCTGAAGTTGACGAAGATATTTTGAGCAAATTGACTGGCAAAGCCGCAATTTATTTCTTAGGCGTGTTGAAAGCGTAAACAAGGCGGCCTAGTGCCGCCTTTTCTTTTTAAGGATTATTATGGCAAGAAAAAAATCAGCTAGTGAAGAAGAATTGATGACTGATGCTAATATAGCAAAAGTTATCAAACTGCTTGAGCCTGAACAAGGTACAAAAGCAATTACTAAAAAAGATGCTTGCCAAATCTTAGGCATGGCATATAATACTACCAGACTTGGTACTATTATTGAGGAATGGAAAAAGAAACAAACTAAAAATGCAGAACGCAGAGCAGAGAAACGCGGAAAGCCGGTAACTGGCGAAGAACGGATTTATATAATCTCAGAATACCTTGCTGGTGAAACTGTAGACTCTATTAGTAAAGCTACATATCGTAGTAGTACATTTGTTAAGAGTGTGCTGGAAACAAACTCAGTACCAATCCGTGTACCTGGGTCTAGTTATTTTTGCCCAGAACTAATCCCTGAAGGTGCTGTGCGTGAGCGATTTAAAGTTGGCGAAGTAGTGTACTCGGCCAGATATGACTCTACAGCTAGAATTGATGCGGAGTCTTTTAGTGACAAGCATGGTTGGATTTATAGAGTATGGTTGCTATCAGAAAAGTGGCAGCAAAATGCCTATCAAGAAGCAACAGAGCTTGCATCACTAGAGCATCTACGAGAAATGGGTGTACGCATATAAAAACGCAGGCGCCAAACCAGCAAAAATCTAAAAGTTAAAAAGTTCACCGGAGCCTAAATGGATTCAAATATACAATACAGTAAACTAATTGAAGAAAATCTAGAAAAGGGCTACCAGGTGCGCTTAGTAATTAATGATTTTAGAGAAACTACTTATATTCAACTTAGAAAGTATTTTTTAAGCTACGAGGGTGAGTGGATCCCTAGTAGGGAAGGAGTTTCTATAGCTGCATCAACAGAAAATATCTATGCCATTTTAGATGGATTATTTGATATATGTTCTAAGGCTGAGGGGCACGAAATTATTAAACATTACCACAATAAAATATCATGATTAAAGGCAGAGTTCATATTAATATTAGATTTGGTAAATACCACTTACAAGTACACCAAGAACCTTTCTCGATTGCATTCTTTAAAAATACGTTTTGGGATTTTAAGCCATATGGTAGTAAATACTTTAAAGTTTACTGTTGGTTTGGAAAGAACTATCTATAAAATATACTTGATTTACTAAGGTTAAAGTGGTATAATATCTTCTTAATAAGCGACATTTATACAATGAATAAACTAGAACAATATTTAAACCTAGCTTCCAGAGCATACTATGCCGGTAGTCCAATTATCAGTGATGAGCAATTTGATAGCTTAGCTGAATCAATTGGCTACAATAGTGTGGGCGCTAAACAACATACTAATGTTGAGCGTCATGTATATCAAATGTATAGTTTACAAAAATATTATGACGACGAAGATAAGAAACGTCCTTTGGAAGGTATTCGAGATATTGCTGTTAGTACTAAGTTGGACGGGGCAGCTGTTAGCTTACTGTATGTTGATGGCAATCTTGTTAGGGGTCTTACACGCGGTGATGGTGTAGAAGGTCAAGTAATTACTGACAAGTTGTTAGCTACTAAACTTGTACCCCATGAAATACCTATTAAGGGTGTATTTCAAGTGACTGGTGAGATCGTGGCTCCTAAAAACATTGAAAATGCTAGGAATTATGCGGCAGGCGCACTAAATCTAAAAAATGCAGATGAGTTTAAAACTAGAGCTATTAGTTTCTTTGCATATGGGATACAACCAAGTATTGGTTCAACATTTAATCAAGATATGGTTGAGTTGAAATCTTTTGGATTTAGTGTAATTAATGAACCTGATCTAGATAAAATCTATCCTTGCGATGGAGTAGTGTTTCGTGTAAATGATAATAAAACATTTTACGAAATGGGATATACAGCTAAACATCCAAGAGGCGCATATGCAAGAAAAGAGCGAGCCGAACACGTTGAAACAAAACTCATCGCAGTTGAGTGGCAAGTGGGTAAATCAGGTAAGGTTACACCTGTCGCTATCTTAGAACCGGTTTATATTGGTGATGCTCTAGTCTCTAGAGCTACTCTTAATAATCCTGGTTTTATCGAAATGCTTGATCTCCAAATCGGAGACACAGTAGCGGTAATTCGCTCTGGTGAGATTATTCCTTGTATCTTACACAAAGTAGATGCTTGAGTTGCCAGACCCAGGGTAGTAAAATTTACACTTGATAAAGCGTCCTTAATCGGTTATAATATACATATAAATTGATAATGAAACTATGAGAATCGAAATACCAACCGAATGTCCTTGCTGTAATTATACCTTAGAACTGGTCAACGATCAGCTCTTTTGTAGAAACACAGCTTGCGGTGCTCAGTTAAATAAAAAGCTCGAACACTTCTGTAAGACGCTTTCTATTAAAGGTATGGGTACTCGTACAGTAGAAAAACTTAGTCTAGCAGATATTACTGAATTGTATTATCTAGACCGAGACCAAGTAGTTGAAGCAGTGGGTAGTACAAAAGTAGCAGAAAAACTTCTTTTAGAAATTGAAAAATCTAAGTCAGCCGATTTAGCAACCATTCTAGCATCGTTTTCAATACCTCTTGTGGGTAATACTGCTTCAACAAAAATTTGTCAAGTTGTTAACTCAATTGATGAAATTAATCAGGAAACTTGCAAGCAAGCAGGTTTAGGCGAGAAAGTTACACAAAACTTATTGTCTTGGCTAGAAACTGATTTTATAGAAATGAGAGAGTTTTTGCCTTTCACATTTCATTCTCAGAAAAGTTCTGTTGTAATTGGGGATTTAAAAACCATTTGCATTACAGGAAAATTATCTTCATTCAAAACTAAAGCAGAAGCACATAAAGCGCTGGAAGTTGCAGGATACAAGGCAACAGAGTCTGTAACAAAAACCACAGACTATTTAGTAGATGAAGAAGATAAAGGTAGTACAAAACGCAAAAAAGCCGAATCACTCGGAATAACCATAATCACAAACTTAAATAATTTCTTGAAAGAAAATAAAAATGACTGAAAAAGCCACTAAAAAATGGTCTGACGAAACTGTTAGCCAACTTTTGAATATCGTTGGTAACTCAAGCCCCGTTAGCGTAGAGTCCGTTGAACACGCTGCTGAAGCCCTTGGATTCACAACTCGCAGCGTTGCTTCTAAATTGCGTCAATTAGACCGTGAAGTTGCTTCACTAGCTAAAGAAAAAACTAGCGCATTTACCCCCAATGAAAGCGCTGATCTCGCTGACTTCGTAAATGCAAACGCCGGTAACCTAACCTACAAACAAATTGCTGAGCATTTTGCTGATGGTAAGTTTACTGCCAAACAAATTCAAGGTAAATTGCTTGCCCTGGAATTGACCGGTTCAGTAAAGCCTGCTGAAAAAGTTGAAGTTGCTCGCACTTATAGCGACTCAGAAGAAGCCAAGTTTATCAAAATGGCAGAATCTGGTAGTTTCATTGAAGAAATTGCTACTGCATTGAATAAAACTGTTGCCTCAGTTCGTGGCAAGGCACTTAGCTTGACACGTAAAGGTCAGATTTCTAAGATTCCTGCTCAAAAGCAATCCCATGCTAAGGAATCTGTTGATCCAGTTACCGCTTTAGGCGATAAAATCAGCACTATGACTGTTGCTGAAATTGCTGCAAGTGTTGACAAAACAGAGCGTGGTCTTCGTACTTTGCTTACCCGCCGTGGTATCAAAGTTGCTGACTATGATGGTGCAGCTAAAAAAGCTAAAGCTGAAGCTAAAGCAGCTGTTTAATACGCAGTATAACCTATTAGCTCGGAAGTTCATAAAAGCTTCCGAGCTTTTTTACTTTGTAGAGTTGTAACATGAAAGTAACATTAACATACCACGACAACGACTCATTTACAGTAGAGGAAGTCGTTAAGCAGGCGATGCACAATTATGGTAAAGCTATACAAGTAGAAATTACGCCTGAATCTACTTTAGCATATGACCACATATATTTTGGGTTACAACAGCTTATAACCCACGAACAATTAAGTTTATTATACGATAGCGGTGCAACCTATCAACAAGACTTAAAAAAGCTAAGAGAGTCCGTAACCTATAAAGTTAGCGAGATTATTGACCAAGTTATTATAGATAACGAATCGAAAGTAGGATAACCTTGGATACATCAGCAGTAGTCTTAAATAAATTATTAACTGAAAGAAATTTAGACATATGGTCTAAACTTAAGTTAGTATTTTTGGACGCTGCGTACTCTTCCTTGTATAGCGTAATTAATAAGTACTATGATAAGTACAGCGCTATACCGTCATTTGATGACCTAGAATTAACCTTAAGGGAGGGTCCGGCGTCTAAGACGTTAGCAACTCTCCGTTTAACTGAGGTTCCTGACGTTTCAGCTGAAGTAGCGCTAGATGCGCTAATTGATCAGTATACACAAAATGAAACAGTAAAATTATTAGATAAATTTGTAGACAAACTACCGCTTTACGATTCCGCAGAAATAAAAGATAACTTAGCAAATATAGCCCTAACAATAGAAGAAAAGACTCATACTAGTGAGAAAGTTTTTACAATGGCGGACATAATGATGTTTCGCCATCCAGAAGATTTGGAGAAAGAACGTGTATATCTTGGCCTTAATAATACTTTTGACGCTGTTCTTGGTGGCGTTGCTCGTCAGGAACTCATACTCGTTGGGGGTAAACGAGGCTCCGGTAAATCTATTACTAGTAGCAATATCTTTGTTAATCAATATGAGTCTGGTAACAGCAGTATTTATTTCTCTATTGAGATGACAGCAATGGAGACAATGGAACGTAACCTAGCAATTTTAGCTAATGTTAATCTCCAGAATCTCAAACAACACAAGCTAACAGATGAAGAAGTACTTAAAGTTGTAAAAGCTAGAGCAGGTATGTTTAAAGACTCTGAGCAAGCAATTTTAGACTTTATGCGTCACAGAGACAGATTTAAATTTGAAGAGCAATTAGTAAGACAACATCAACTAAAAGAAAATAATCAAATGATTATTGTAGATGATCGCGACTTGACCCTAAGCAGTATTGATCTGCACATTGGCAAAGCCAAAGCTAGATTTGGTGATAAACTAAAAGTAGTAGTTGTTGACTACTTAAATCAAATTGTGCTAGAAGGTAGCGATCAGTACGATTGGAAACCACAAATTGAAGTATCAAAGAAACTTAAAAATCTTGCACGAAAATATGAAATTGTTTTGGTCTCGCCATACCAGATCGATGCAACAGGCGAAGCACGCTTCGCAAAAGGTATATTGGATGCGGCGGACATTGCTCTTACGATGGAAGCACACGATAAAGAAACAAACGCGATCAGTTTTGAAACCACAAAAATTCGTGGCGGCAAGGAAATGGCATTTACGTGCCCGATCGATTGGGATACCTTACGCATTAGCCCACAGTCTGTGGACAGGCCTGCCGATAAGGAAGTTATTAAGAAAGCTGGTAAGAAACCAAAAGAACAGGTAAAACAAGATGACACACAATCGGATTTACCCTGGAACGCTTAGTGGTCGCACAGGCCAGTATGTGCCTGGGGATTTAGTTTATGTAAGTACTACACGCAAACAAGCTGTAGTAGATACTTACAATCATGACGCAGAAAAATATTGGCCAGATGTAACAGTGCGCTATGACGACGGCATCATAGCAGCTGTGCATAGCTGGCAACTAAGTAAAGTAGTAAAATGAGCGACCCAGTACTGGACATATTAAATAAAAATAACTTGGCATTTATGGTGTCGGGTCGCGACTACTTAATCAAATGCTTAAACCCTGAGCATGAAGATTCAAATCCCAGCTTTAGGGTTGACAGAGTAAGTGGAATTGCTCACTGCTTTAGCTGTGGGTTTAAAACCAACATTTTTAAATATTATGGAATATTTACTAATCCGGTTCCACTTAAAATATTAGCGCTAAAAGAAAAACTGGCAGAGTTAAAAAACTTTGGCCTAGACTTAGAGTTACCGGCAGGATACACTCCTTATACAAAACAGTTTCGTGGTATTAGTCCACAAACCTTAAAGTATTTTGGGGCATTCTATACCAATCAAGTAGAAAAACTACAAGACAGAATTATATTTCCTGTCAAGGACATAACTGGAAAGACTGTGGTTTTTGTTGGTAGACACACCCTATCAAATGGTAATCCACGCTATTTAAACTACCCTAGCGGAGTTCAGTTACCGGTGTTTCCTAGCCATTTACCAACAGGCTACAAGTCTATGGTAATTGTTGAAGGTATCTTTGATATGCTAAATTTGTACGACAAAGGCTTACACAATGTTGTGTGCGCTTTTGGTACAAATACCCTTCAAAATAACACAAAACAAAAGCTACTACCCTTCAAAGCACAAGGTATTACTCACATATACCTAATGTTTGATGGCGATGATGCTGGTCAAAAAGCGGCACACAATCTTAAACCCCTAATTGAAGATGCTGGATTTATTGTAGAGCTAATAACCTTACCAGACAATGTAGATCCAGGTGAATTGTCGCAAGAAGATGTAGACTCAACTGCTGAGTATATCGCAAAATGAAATCATTAACTGAACTGGTTTTTATAATTTGGTGGATTGCAGGAATAGTGTTAGCTAAAGGCTTTTGGTCAACACTATTTGCTGTAGTTATCCCCCCTTGGTCATTTTACCTAGTTGTAGAACAGCTAGTAGTAAAGTACCTAATATAAATCAACTTGAAAATATTAGCTAAATACGCTATAATAAAGTATTATGGAAACAACTATGAAAATTGCAATTATTGACAAAGCCCCGAATCGTACACGTTATTCAGATTATTTTGAATTTGAATACGACCACTATCACATGAGTTCTAAGCCAATTACCAAATTACTGAAAAAAGACGTTGATTTGGTAGTAGACCTAGAACCCTATACTTATGTTATTTTAGTGGGTGCAGAAGCTGCTAAAGAATACGCCAAGATTACCTCAGTAACTAACATGGCTGGTCAGTTAGTTAGTGACAAATTTATTGCTATTTCAAATCCAGCAATGTTGTCTTTTAAGCCAGAAGGTAGGCCTGATTTTGATCGTGCCGTAGACAGAATTCACAAATACGTAAAAGGTGCTTTACAACCATCAGTAACTGGTGATTTTAAAGGCATTGACGATACTGAAGAAGCAAAAGAATTCTTTAGAGAAGTCTTAGCCAATGCCGAGGGCTATGTTGCCTGGGATACAGAGACTACAGCACTTTATCCAAGAGACGGATATGTGCTTGGTATTTCCATGAGTTATAAATCTAAGCATGGCAGATACATTCTAACAGACTGCTTAGATGACGAATGTTTGGACTTACTGCAAGAAATTATAAGTAATTTTTCTACTATATTTCACAACATGAAATTTGACTACAAGATGATTAAATATCACCTTGGATTAGATTTTAACCGTACTCGTGTACATGACACTATGGTTATGCATTATGTATTGGACGAAACTGATAGTCATGGACTAAAACAACTGGCACTTAAGTACACTGATTACGGTGACTATGATGCCGAACTAGACGATTTTAAGAAAGCGTATTGTGCACAAAATGGTATCCTGCAAGATGATTTTACGTATGATCTCATACCTTTTAGTGTTATTAGCCGTTATGCTTCTATTGACACTGCCGTAACTTTTGATTTATTCCAGAAATTTTGGCCTATTGTTCAAAAGAACGGCAATCTACTAAAAGTCTATAAAGAAATCTTAATTCCAGGTACCCTGTTTCTAATGGACATGGAAGAAGTCGGTATTCCTGTTAGCAAAGACCGAATGGCTGCTGCTAATGTCTACTTAGACGAGCAGATTGCACAAGCAAAGGAAGTTGTTTATGGGTTTGACGAAGTTAAGCGGTTTGAAAAAGATACTGGTAAGATTTTTAATCCTAATAGTGTTTTGCAGTTGCGTGTCGTCTTGTTCGATTATTTGGGTTTACAACCAACTGGAAAAAAGACAGCAACAGGAGCAATCTCAACCGATGCCGAAGTCCTAGAGCAGTTATCCGAAGAACACCCATTGCCAGCTGCAATTTTAAAGGTAAGACAACTTGGCAAAATTCAAAATACCTACATTTCCAAGATTTTACCAGAAATTGATAGAGACGGTAGAATTCGTACAAATTTTAATCTTATCTTTACCACTAGCGGTCGCCTCAGTAGTTCTGGTAAGTTTAATGCTCAGCAAATACCTAGGGACAATCCTATTATCAAAGGTTGTATCAAAGCTATTGAAGGTTATAAAATTGTTTCGCAAGACTTGACCACAGCAGAAATGTACTATGCTGCGGTGCTATCAGGAGATAAAAACTTACAACAAGTTTTTTCTAGTGGCGGCGATTTTCACTCTACAATTGCAAAAATGGTGTTTAGCTTACCCTGTGCAGTTGAAGATGTTAAAAAGCTATACGGTAGTATGCGTCAGAGTGCTAAAGCTATTTCTTTTGGTATTTTGTATGGTTCGGGTGCTAATAAAGTGTCTCAGACTGTATCAAAAGCTACTGGCCAACCATATCCAGTTGAACAAGCTCGTGAAGATATTAAAGCCTACTTTAGTAAGTTTAGTAAATTGAAAAAGTGGTTAGATGAGCGTAAAACATTTATTGAAACAAATGGATACACATACTCATTCTTTGGACGCAAACGCAGACTTCCAAACGTGTTCAGTAGCGATAAGGGAATTGCAGCTCATGAAGTTCGTAGTGGAATTAATGCTGAAGTACAGTCTCTTGCTAGTGATGTTAATTTGCTTGGTGCTATGGCTACTGCTAATGAAGTTAAAGCCAAAGGGCTAGACGCAAAAATCTTTATGCTTGTACACGATTCAATCGTATCTCTTGTACGAGAAGATCAAGTTGAAGAATACTGCGAAATCTTAAAGCGTAACACACAACATCAATGGGGTTGCGAGATTCCTAATACACCTATTGGTGTAGATCAAGACATTGGAGATGACTATAGCTTTGGACACTTTGACGAAGTTTACGGCGTTACAGGAGATAACCTGGCCCGTTTATAAATTAAGTGATAAAGAACCAACCCAATATGATGGGTTGGTTTTCTTTCATACTGAATATGTAGATGAGACTAATATTAGTAGTCTTACGATTAAAATCATAGACGATAAAAATCTACCACAAAAAACACTGGGTTTACGCAGGCTTGCACTACAAAAAGACCCAAAAATAAAATTACATAAAATATCAACCGCAATATATTTTTTAGCTGATTTAATAAAACTTGCAAAAGCTACTACTTGGTTTATAGATAATAGTGGCAAAGTATTTCAGTGGAAAAAATATACGCGCGCCAAACTCACCGCAAAAAAGATTCGTCAAGTTTTACCCGCAGATGGCATAGGGTGTGTACTAGAAGTAGAAGGTCTATCTCAAAGATTTAAATGCTTACACCGACCCGAAAGCTTTCAAGAGTATGCAGTATTTTTACTAATAAATAAAATGCACTTATTATACGGTCTTAGCGAAACTGCTACAAACGATAGTTGGAGACTAGTATAATGCCTAAAGCAATTATATCAAACAGAATTTATATGGATGATCCTGGGTCTGACCACCTAAAAAAGATTATCAAAACTCTAACATATAAAATTGCAAAAGACACTGGCTCAAAGAAATTTTTTGCCATAGAAACTATAAAAAACTACAAGATGTTGCCCAAAGGTATCGTTAGTATACCACAAGGCAGACAGGACTTGATTCCCGAAAATTTCGAAATTATAGATAAGCGGAGTTTAGTTACTGTTCCTTTTCCTGAGCCACTACACAGTCTACGAGACGACCAAGTACTAATCTATGATAAAGTAGATGATACTTGTTTCATTAATGCACTGCCAGGCTGGGGCAAGACATTTACTGCCCTGCACTTAGCACATAAGTTTGGTCAGCGTACTTTAGTTATTACCCACACTGCTGCACTAAGAGATCAGTGGATAGAAGAAGTAAAAATCTTATTTGGTATGACTGCTGGAGTAATTGGCGGCGGTGAGTTTGACATTGAAGACAGGGCAATAGTAGTAGGAAACATACAGTCCGTAGTTAAACATCTAGCAACTTTATCAAAAGAATTTGGTACAGTTATAATGGATGAAGCACACCACTGTCCTGCCACTACTTTTTCCACAACAGTAGACAGTTTTTACGCTAGATACAGAATTGCTCTTTCGGGTACAATGATTCGTAAAGACGGTAAGCACATATTATTTCCTGATTATTTTGGTACTCATGTATTAAAACCTCCGGAAGCTAATACACTTATTCCTAAAATCAGAATAGTTAAAAGTGGTATAACACTAAAGGCAGGTGCAACTTGGGTAGAAAAAATCAATGATTTGTGTGAAAACGATAAATACCGACAATTTGTTGCTGGTATAGCAAATATAGAAATTGATAATGGTCACTCTGTATTGATTATTGCAGATAGAGTTGAATTTTTACAAAAGGTCAAAGAATATGTTGGAGAAACGTGTTTGTTGGTTACTGGAACCGAAGGCGACAGAGATCAAGCAAAACAACAAATCCTCAATGGAGAAAAGAAAGCCATTGCAGGATCAAGGCAAATCTTTTCAGAAGGCATTTCTATTAATGCCTTATCGTGCGTTATTTTAGCAGTGCCTATGTCTAATGATAGCTTATTAGAACAAATCATAGGTAGAATTCAAAGAATTTTTCCAGGAAAATTAAATCCCTTAGTAATAGATATTAACTTTGCTGGTTATGCTGATAAAAAACAAAACAATGATAGGCTTGGTCTTTATATGCGTAAAGGTTGGCAAATAACTACCATATAAAAAAATTAACTTGCAATACAGCTGTTAATCTGTTATAATAATCATTAAGTTACAGAATATGACTTTTTTCTTTAACCTTTCAGTTTTAGAGTCTGAAACTAAAAACGATCCTAACTTAATTGTTGAAAAACTTCGTTTGCATTTTACTAAAAAATCTATACCAAAAAATTACTTATCTAAAATTAAACCCATTAGTAATTTAGTTGGTAATAGTTTTTTAGTAAACCCTGCAGACTTATTTGCAGATAGAACAACTGATATAATTTATAAATCACAGTACATACAGTTAGCCGGAAGACGCGATTACAGCTCTTACAAACTTTACAATATTAATTACTTAGACTTATCTTATTTTAAAGATATTGATATAGACAAAATAATTACTAATCCGCTACTAACTATAACAAAAAACAAAATACACTTCAAATACGAGGACATTAAAAATGGCAATTAGCTTTAAGAACACTAAAGGTAAAGCGCAATCAAACAAAGTAGAGGCTTATGAGTACAAAGACGGCGAAAACTCAGTTCGCTTAATTGGTGGACTCTTACCACGCTACATTTATTGGATTAAAGGCACTAACAATAAAGATATTCCTGTTGAGTGTCTGGCTTTTAGCAGAGAAAAAGAAAAATTTGATAATCTAGAAGTAGATCATGTACCAAAATTCTTTCCCGAACTAAAATGCACTTGGTCATACACAGTAAACTGTATTGACCCTAAGGATGGCAAAGTTAAGGCACTTAACCTTAAAAAGAAATTGTTTGAACAGATTATGACAGCAGCCGAAGATTTAGGCGATCCAACTGATTTTGATAGTGGTTGGGATGTTGTTTTTAAACGAGTTAAAACTGGCCCTTTACCATTTAACGTTGAATACCAACTGCAAGTACTTCGTTGCAAGTCACGCCCCCTATCGGACGCAGAGCGTGAACTAGCTGCCACCAGTAAAGCTATTGATGAAAAGTATCCTCGTCCAACCGCTGATGAAGTTTTAGCCCTGTTAACCAAAGTTACTACAAACAGTGACGATGAAGCAGACGAAGGCGCTTCAGAATCTGAGCGTGAAGCCGTTAAAGACTTAGGTTAAAAATTATAGCCCGCAAAACTTTATGCTTTGCGGGCTATTTTGTCTATAAAATATGAAAATACTATTCACAGCCGATGTACATATAAAATTAGGTCAGAAAAACGTACCTATTGAGTGGGCAAAAAATCGTTTTCGTTTGTTTGTTGAGCAGTTTCAACAAATGCAAGAAGGGGCTGATTTAGTAATTATTGGTGGCGATGTTTTTGACAGATTACCAACAATGGATGAAGTTGAACTTTATTTTGACTTTGTGGCTAGTTTTACAAAGCCAACCATTATATATTCTGGCAATCACGAAATGCTAAAGAAAGACACTACTTTCTTAACAAACCTTAAAAAATCAACCAATAGATTAAATTCACTAGTAGAAGTCATTGATGATTTTTACAGTTACAATAATATTGATTTTATTCCGTACAACAAACTAAAAGAGTTTGAGAAAGCCCCTCACTTAACGCACGGTAAGATTTTGTGTACCCATGTTCGTGGTGAGATTCCACCACACGTTAAACCAGAAATTGATTTAACTCTTTTTAACCGCTGGAACATAGTTTTGGCAGGTGACTTGCACTCATATGAAAACTCTCAACGTAATATTCTTTATCCTGGCAGCCCTTATACTACTAGTTTTCACCGCCAGCGAGTCGATACTGGCGCTATTCTCCTTGATGTTGATACTCTTGGTCATGAATGGATCAGGTTCGACCTACCGCAGCTTATCAAGAAAACGATCACTGCCGAAGAGGCCTCCACCTCCGCCACAGCCACCTCCTTTGACCATACAGTGTATGAAGTGCAAGGCGATATGCAAGAACTAGGAGAGCTAGAAGATAGTGAACTTATTACTTCAAAAGTTATTAAGCGAGAAACAGACTCTGCACTTATACTAGACCCTGAAATGAGCCTAACTGAAGAAGTAAAAGAGTATTTAGCCTATATTCTGGAACTACCAGAAGAAACCATAGAATCTGTACTAAAGGAGTTACAAAATCATGCGGAAAAATTTGAGTCACTTTAAAGCCGAAGTTTGGTCACAAACAAATTGCCCTGCTTGCACAGAAGCAAAACGATTATTAGAACAACGAGCAATTACCTATGTAGAGTGTATGATAGGTATTAACGGGTATTCAAAAAAAGATTTAATTCAAAAAGTACCTGATGCACGTAGTGTTCCGCAAATATTTTTAAACGGAAAATATCTTGGCGGATTACAGGAATTGAAAAAAGAACTATTAGAACATGATAACAATTAAAAAATTAAGTTGGAGTAATGCTTTTAGTTATGGAAAAGATAATACTATTGATTTCATTGCTTCACCACTAACACAGTTAGTGGGTCGCAATGGTCATGGAAAAAGTTCAATTGCTCTTATCTTAGAAGAAGTGCTTTTTAATAAAAACTCAAAAGGCATTAAAAAAGCTGACATATTAAACAGATATATAAAAGATAAAACATATACTATTGAACTAGACTTTGAGCGTGACGGCGTAGAGTACAAGATAAAAACTTCTCGCGGTACTGCTCAGACTGTTAAGTTATTTAAAAGTGACATAGATATAAGTGCTCACACAGCAACAGCAACCTATAAAATGATTGAAGACATTCTTGGTTTTGATCACAAGACTTTTGCACAAATTGTTTATCAAAGCAATGCGTCTAGTCTTGAGTTTTTAACTGCTGCAGATACTGCCAGAAAAAAGTTTCTTATAGAAATCCTAAATTTAGGCAAGTATAGTCGTGCACAAGAAGTATTCAAAGACGTTGCACAAGATTTAACTAAAGACATTGCATCTACACAATCACAAGTTAATACAGTCAACAGCTGGTTAGATAAGTATTCGAACATGGATTTATCTCACAAAGAATATTGTGAAGTACCGGTTCTAGACGATGACATGATAACTGTGGCTGCAGAACTTGACAATCAAATTCGTGGGCTAGAATCTACCAACAAAAAGATTACGCAAAACAACACTTACAAACAAATACAAAGCAACATTAAACTATTTCCACTACCAGAGACTCCTGTAGATACAGTTAGTGTGCTTAATCCAGAAATAAAACAACTTAATACCAGCTCTATTGAGTTAGCAAAGTCTGTTAAAGATGCAGATGCTTTTGTTAAAAAGATAGGTGCTCTACAAGGAACCTGTCCTACTTGCCTACAAACTATTGATGAAGAAAAAATTGCAGCACTAGTAGCGGAACAACATGCTATAATAGTGAGTGCAGCTGCAAAAATAGCTAATATTAACACTCGACTTAATGAAATAGATGCAATTGAACAAGAGTTTACTAATAAAACTGCAACATGGAAATCAGCTAATAAAGCACGAGATGAGTGGGAAAAATATCATCAATTAATTAACCCTGATTTACAAGAAAATTTACTAGATAAAAACGAATTAGAGTCTAAATTTACAGCCGTACAAACAGCAATAGCCAACCTTAAATCAACTATTGCCTTAGCAGAAAAGAAAAATGCTGTTGCTAGTGCTCACAATGCTAAAGTAGAAACTATTAGTAATCAATTACTAGAAATGAATGCAGAACTTGAAGTTTATAGTTCAAAACTGCACGAATTAAGTGAAAAAATGTCTATAGTTAATGTTTTAACCAAAACGTTCTCAACTACTGGTTTAGTGGCATATAAAATTGAGTGCTTAGTAAAAGACTTAGAAGAAATTACCAACAAGTACTTAATCGACTTATCTGATGGCAGATTCCAAATTGGTTTCAAAATATCAGCTAGCGATAAACTAAATGTGGTTATTACTGATAATGGCAAAGATATTGAGATCTTAGCACTATCAGGCGGTGAAAAAGCCAGAGTTAACGTGGCAACTTTATTAGCTATCAGAAAGCTAATGCAAACCTTATCTAGTTCAAGAATTAACTTATTGATCTTAGATGAAACTGTCGAAACACTAGACGTAGACGGCAAAGAAAAATTAGTAGAAGTATTGCTCAGAGAAGAGCATTTAAATACTTTTCTTGTTTCACACGGATTTACTCATCCACTATTAGAAAAAGTAAATGTGTCGAAACGCAACAACATCTCACAAATAGAGGTATAATATGATTTTAGAAGAAATTAATGGTAGTGTAACTTGCACTATTACTCGCGAAAACGTTGGCCAAGTACAGCTTAGCGTTGGTGATTATTTTAGTGACCACGAAAGTGCAACACTAACAGCAATTGGTATTGGAAAAGTTATAGTACGGGTTGACCCTAACTGTACTTTTGAAGTACCTGGCGTAGAAGCTGAAGTTACAGAACTTGCTGTAGAAACTCCACCACAAGCACAACAAATAGCAATAGCCGATACAGTTGCTGCTACAGAAACTCCTGTTATTGTTTTTCCAACAAAAACGCAAGCATAATAAATGGTAGATAGCAGAGCAAAAGGTGCTCGCACTGAAACTGTAGTACGTGATGCTCTTAAAAAGCACACAGGATTAGGTTGGGAAAGAGTTCCTGGATCAGGGGCTCTTGACCCTAAACATCAACTTAAGGGCGATTTATACGTGCCTGGTAGAACTAATCTGTGGTGTGTAGAAGTCAAAGGCTACGCAGAAGATCATATTTCTAGTGCTTTATTAACGGGTAAAAACCCACAATTAATAGAGTTTTGGAAACAGTCAGTGCGTCAAGGCCGCCAAGTAAACAAAAAACCCTTACTAATATTTAAATTTGACAGATCAAAGATATTTTCTGCATTTTTAGATATGCCTACAACTAATTACAGATACATATTTGCGTCAATTGACGAACACGAATTTTATGTGTCTTTGTTAGACGATTGGTTAGCTAATGAGCAACCACAATTTGTAACTTGAAATTTTTAGTAAATTAAGTTATAATATACAATATTAAACAATAAATTAACACTAAAATGAGCAAAAGTTTTCAACAAGTTACAGCACAAGAAAATACCCTAATGGTTGTGGATGCCCTAAACTTAGCTTTTCGCTATAAACATAGCGGCGCTACTGATTTTGCTGAAGATTACTTACGAACAGTAGTTAGCTTACAAAAAAGTTACAAAGCCTCAAAAGTTATCTTAGCTTGCGACCAAGGCTCATCAAGCTACCGCAAAGCAATTTATCCAGAATACAAGCAAAATCGTAAAGACAAATTTGAAACTCAGACTGAGGCTGAAAAAGCAGCTTTTCAGTTATTTTTTGAAGACTTTCAAGCAGCTTTAGCACATATTGCAGAAAATACGCAATACCCTGTTATCAAATTTCAAGGTGTTGAGGCAGACGACATAGCTGCGTACATTGTCAATAAAAAATCAAAATTACCGCTAGAAAATATTTGGCTTGTATCAAGTGATAAAGACTGGGATTTATTAGTTCAACCAAACGTATCAAGATTTAGTTATGTTACCAGAAAAGAAGTCACCATTGATAACTGGAATGACCACTATGATTTTGAACCCAAAGACTACATTAGTATTAAGTGTCTTACAGGCGATAGTGGTGATAATGTTGCTGGCGTGCCTGGTATTGGGCCTAAGCGAGCCATTGGACTTGTTAATAATTATGGGACTACTTACGATATTATTGCGAGTATTCCAATTAGTGGTAAATATAAATACATCGAAGCGCTGAACCAGTGCCGAGAACAACTAATGTTAAACTATCAACTAATGGATTTGGTCACATACTGTGAAGAAGCTATTGGTGTAGATAACTGTAAACAAATAGACGAAACCCTAGAACTATACTTAAAATGAGTAAATTTTTAAATATTAACCAAACCTACGACCACAATCGTGCTTGCGAAATCAAACAAATGCTGCCTTGTCTAGTAGAAGACAAACAATTTCTTCCAAAACGTGCTAACCCCACCGATGCTGGCGCAGATTTAATGAGTACGGAAGATTTGGAAATCTATCCTGGAGAACAAAAACTTGTTGGTACAGGAGTAGCGACAAAAATTCCAGAGGGCTACGCAGGCTTTATATTTAACAGAAGCAGTCAAGGAAAAAAGGGAATTACTATGCCTCATAGCGTAGGCGTCATTGATGCGGACTATCGTGGCGAAATCAAAATTCTCTTAAAAAATATTTCCGAAGACCCGTATAAAATTCAACGCGGCGATAGAATTGCTCAGCTGGTTCTTATGCCAGTTTTGCTGCCTGAATTTACGGATATTTGGAACGACACAGAACGCGGTACTGGCGGCTTCGGCAGTACTGGTACATAAAGGAAATCATGACATTCAGTACAAGAGCACAAGTAATAACACGTCGTACATATAATAGACCAATTTCAGACGACGGAAAACAATTTGAAACTTGGCAAGATACAGTTGCCCGAGTAGTAGATCACCAAGAATGGCTGTGGCAACGAGCCGTAGCCCGCGATCTCACAGACGAAGAATACGCAGAACTTTATGATCTTGAGCAGTTAATGCTAGATCGTAAAGTTTCAATGAGTGGTCGCACACTTTGGTTAGGTGGCACAAATGTAGCACAGACTCGCGAAGCATCACAATTTAATTGCAGTTTTACACAAGTTGAAACAGTCTATGACGTAGTAGATGTTCTATGGTTGCTGTTACAAGGTTGTGGAGTAGGATTTAAACCTATTGTTGGTACACTAAACGGATTCTCAAATCCCATTAAAAATATTCGTGTAGTACGCAGCGAACGCACTGCTAAAGGTGGTCGAGAAAGTAATAACGAAACTTGGGATTCACAAACCAAAACGTGGACTCTGCAAATTGGTGACTCAGCAGAAGCTTGGGCAAAGTCTATTGGTAAGCTGTTAGCAGGTAAATATCCAGCAGATACATTAGTGCTAGACTTCTCACAATTACGTCCTGCTGGCGAAAGGTTAAAAGGCTATGGTTGGATTTCTAGTGGTGATAGTGCGATTAGTAGCGCTTATGTTGCTATTGCCAATATTCTTAACGGTCGTGCTGATAGCTTACTTAGCCGGATGGATATTCTGGATATTGTTAATCATCTGGGCACTATATTATCTAGTCGTCGTAGCGCTGAGATCGCCCTCTTTGATTACGGACAACCAGAATGGGAAGAATTTGCAGTAGCTAAAAAAGATTGGTGGTTACATAATAACAGTCACCGTCAGCAATCAAATAATAGCCTAGTATTCAAAGAAAAGCCGCATCGTAGCGACCTAGAAAAGATTTTTCAACTAATGTTGGAGGCAGGTGGAAGTGAACCAGGTTTTATCAATGAAGTTGAGGCGTTACGCAGAGCCCCTTGGTTTAAGGGTGCCAATCCTTGTGTCGAGATCTTGCTTGGAAACAAAAGTTTCTGTAACCTTACGGAAACGGACATTGGCAAGTTCAAGGGCGACACCGCAGGGTTACACAAAGCCATTAGACTGGCGGCTAGAGCAAATTACAGACAGACTTGTGTTAACTTACAAGATGGTATCTTACAAGAATCCTGGCACCTCAACAATTACTTCTTGCGTCTTTGTGGAGTCGGTCTCACGGGGATCGCTAAGCGTCCTGATATGACTGGCTATGACTACGAATACCTAAAGCGTACTGCAACTGCTGCGGCTGTAGGTATGGCGGAAGAATTAGGGTTGCCAGCTCCTAAAAATATTACTTGTGTTAAGCCATCCGGTACCTTATCAAAGATCATGGATACTACAGAAGGTATTCATAAACCGTTAGGCAAATATATTTTCAACAATGTTCAGTTCTCCAAGCATGACCCTGTTGTTGATAAGCTTCGCGAAGCTAACTACAGGGTAATTAATCATCCAACTGATGATAGTGGTGTATTAGTAACTTTCCCAGTTTGTTGGGACGACGTTCCATTTCATAAGCACGAAGGAAAAGAAGTTAATTTAGATTCCGCAATTGAACAGCTAGAAAAGTATAAACTAATTCAAACCAGTTGGACACAGCAAAACACTAGTGTAACAATTAGCTATGGTACAGAAGAAGTGCCTGCTATTATTGACTGGTTACTTGAAAACTGGGATTGTTATGTAGGCGTTAGTTTCATCTATCGTACAGACCCTACTAAAACTGCCAAGGACTTAGGTTACTTATACCTTCCGCAAGAGGTAGTAACCGAAGAAGACCATAATGAGTATGTAAAATTACTCTTAGAAGTCAACTTAGAAAACACCAACAGCTTCGATGAAATTCTAGATGCTGAGTGTGCCACGGGCGCGTGCCCAATTAAATAACCCTTTATCTATATAAACATGAACGATATTAAATTTACTTTAACCGAACTTTCCGTTGACGAAATAAACGCTATTTTAGCTGGTTTGCAAGAGCTGCCTGCCAAAATTGCTAATCCTTTGACACAAAAGGTTCGTGAGCAAGCTGAAGCACAATTGCCCAAGCAAGATAGCGCTCCACAAGCTGCTACCATGCAATAAATTTTGCTGTAAAACAAAAAGCCCCTAAGTAGTAATACTTAGGGGCTTTTTTATTAGCCGTCTGAACTTGAAAGAAATACAGCTGCAAACTCCAGTGTTTTTGAATCACTGCGCTCACGCATGATTTGGTCGCGTTTTTGACGGCTCCAGCTAAAGCCACCATCACCGCCCCATAAGTCCCAAGCTACTCTACCCTTACTTGGGAAACCTTCTTCGCCACTGTTAAAACCTGGGGCTTTTTTGTCTACCTCATGCCTGCTAAAAAATGAAAACATTCTTAGCACAGTTGTAGCCGTTAGTGGGTCTCTGTCTTTTAGCTGGTTAGCTCTGGCTAAGCCCACTAAAGTACCTCCAGGATAACCTTCGGCCCGCCACTTTAGGGCTCTTTTAGCGGCAGTAGCCATGCCTTCTGTTGGTGTATATGTCTCTGCCATAATTACCTTTAATTTCTATAAGCTATAATAATTTGTTTACACATTTTAGACCTGACAATGTCCTCGTCTAAGAATCTAACAATTTCAATACCAGGTAAGCCTGTTAACCTATTAACAGCATCAGTTAAACCTGATTCTGGAATATCAGTTTGATCTGGATCTCCTGAAAGAATTACTTTACAGTTTTTACCTATTCTGGATAGCAGCATTTTAAACTCGGCTTTAGTCATGTTTTGAACTTCGTCTACTAAGACTACTGCATTTTCAAAACTTGCACCTCGCATAAAACCCAGCGGTTTTGGTTCGATAGTTTTTGATTTAAGAGCGTATTCGTAGAAACCTGCGCCAAGCGTGCGTTTAAATACTTGGTCAAAAGGATCTAAGTAGGGCGCGTATTTCTCGTCTAGTTCTCCAGGTAAGAATCCTAGACCACGTCCCGTTTCTACATTAGGTCTTGTTAAAATAATTTTTTGAATTCGTCTATGAAATAACTCTCCTGCCGCATAGCTAGCGGCTACATATGTTTTTCCAGTACCTGCGGAGCCTATACCAAATATAATCTCATTATATTTAATTGCCTCTAAATACTCACCCTGTATATAATTTAAGGGTTTAACATCTTTAAATCCAAACTCAATCGGGTTTGATTCAGTTTGAGATCTACGAGCTTTTTTTCCTGATGAATTTGACATACCTGTACCTGGTTAGTTAATAAAACCAGGGCCTAAATAAACCCTGGGAGCTTATTTAAGTTACTTTTTTTCTGGAACTTTAGTGCCTTCTAGCTTTTTGTGCTGTTTAACTTCTTTACAGCTTTGTTTTGGATTACCTTTAGCATCTTTAGCAACTTTGCCGTCTTTGTCCTTAACGTCAATACAAACCCGCTTAGTTTCTGCTTCAGCAAGTACTGGATTGTTTAAAGTTAATAAAGTAACTCCTAGAACTACACATATTGAATAAAATAAGTTTTTCATTTAGGTTCCTTGGTTGGTGCAAACTTTTCGCTTGCGGTAAATCCTATTCCTGCAATTACAATGTACATCATAGAATCAAATACTTTTTGGTCTATTGTGTAACCACATACCATTGCTATAAAAGCACCAGCACACAGTAAAAAAGCAAGAAAAGTAACTACACGTTTACTGCTAACGGCAGGATCGCCAGATAGCATAGTTTTTAAACTGTTCATTTAAATCTCCGGCTGAGGTGGTTGTTGTGGGGCAGGTTTGCCGTTAATCATAATAATGTTGGCAGGTGCAGCAGTTGCTTGTAGAGGTGCTTGAGTAAATGCCGGTTCAATTTTAACAGGATTTGCTTTAGCATAAGTATTTGAATTTTCTTGTGCTTGCTTAATCATGTCTCGTTTCATGTCCATTTCTTCTTTGCTGCCACCAGCTAGCATAATCCCACTTAATGTACCTGTTAAAAAGGTAGCGATTGGAATAATCATTTCAAAAAACTTTTGGTCAATTGGGCTGATTGCGTTTAGCGGCTGAGTAATAAAAATAATTGAGTATAAGACTACAAACACAATACCTGTAAGTGTAAGAGCTAAGCAAATACCAATAAAAAACTTTAGACGAGCCATCAACTGGTCTTCAGTATAAATAACTGTATTATTTTCCACAGTTTGTTCCTTGTGTTTGTTGTGAAACGCAGGCACCAGCTGGCGCAAATGATTGAGTAGGTGTTTGAGTTTGTCCATCTTTAAGAGGTCCTAGTCTTGGGTCGCGCTGTCCTTTAAAAATATGTTCTGGACAAGTTCTGGTTACGTCACATACAGGCATTTTACAAAAGTCTTTGTCCCAATTTTCTGGGTTTTGGCAAGGATAGCGAAAGCTATCTCTACCAAAAAAGGCTAAAGCTACTGGCAATAATAATAAGATTATTACCCACTTAAATAACTTTAAATCGTTATGCATTATTTTCCTTAGTGTTTTAAATACCACCATATTAATAAAAGTGTTATACCTGCTGCAATTAATTCTGCGCACCAGACTATTAAAATTGCTGGCCAAAATCTCATAGACAGCAACCAAGCACAAAAAGATTGTGTAGTTGATTTTTCTTCATCCTTCATACAACCTCCTAGCGGCCTAAATAAGTTGGTGGTATTGCATCTGTGCGTTGCTGAACCTCTGATTTAGGAATCCACCCTGTTCCAAGATGGGGATATTTTCTAATGCGATCTTCTACTATAAACGCAAATAATATTCCAACACTACAACAAACGGCTACAGCTACTATACCCCAAACAGCTTCTGAGTACATTTTACGCATTCTACGTTTTTTACGCTGTTCATTTGCATAGTCTTCACGCATTTTTTTAGCTAAGGCTGCTGTTTGCTCTTTATTGATTTTTTCCATCATTTCAGAAACATCGGTGTATAGTGCACCTAGTTCTGGAGGGCTTTCGTAGATTAGCAGCTGGCGCAATTCTTTGGCCATCTGTTCCAACTTTTTACGCATTAACACACGTTGTAGTGCACGTTTGCCTAAACTTTCTTCGCCTGTATAAAGTTCTTTGCTACGACGTTCTTCTTCAGCAAAAATAGCCATGCACTTAGCCATGTTTTCAAAGTACACGCCTAATTGGTCGCCAATTTGGGTATATACATCACCAGGGTCTTTTTTGCTTAGCTCAACAATTCGTTCTTTTTCTTCGTGAAGTTGCTGCTTAGCCTCCTTAGGTATAGGCTTGCCTTCGTACTGCTTGTTAAACTGCTTGTCAAGGTCTTTAATAATGTCTTTGACTTCACCGGCAGCTCCTTTTATATCTTTGTAGAGTTTACACCCTGCTTTTACAGCAGACACAGCACCATTGGCTAATGCAAAGAGTGTAAAGGGATCCATATTACAAAACTACTTGTAGTTTGCTGTAAGACAGCGGTTTAACGTTAGACATATTAGTCCCTTATAGTTACGTGGCTTCGATAGATTAACCTCTATAAAATCGAAATTAAGTTAAAACATGCAGTGCATGTTCATAGTGTTTTTTACGGTCTTCTAAACCAATTGTACCACCATTAATCTTTTTAGTTAATGTTAGTATGTCGCCAGCATCTGCCCAGCGATTTAAGTTGTTGGTTTCCCAAAACCAACAAGCTGACTGTGCAGCACCTTCAAATGTTTGAAGATATTCTGAGGCTTCTTCTACCGTTATACTTAAGCTAGCCGCAAACCACGAATAGTTGTCGCGTCCAGTTAGCTGAATTAAACCACGACCACAAAAACGGAATCCGTCGCCCGATTCTTCTGAGCCATTGCCCATGCGGTTAGCATATACTTTATTGGCAATGGCTTCTTGTTTATTAGGCAGGCTGGCATAGTGTGCAGCAGTAGCGTCATCTGGAAAATATTTTGGAAATATCTTGCGTAGGGTAGCTGCTTTGTAATTTAAATTTTCTTTAAGCGCAGTAAAACCCCCAGACTCGTGTGCACATTGTGCAACAAAAGCGGCTATTCGCTCAGCTGTATTGATTTCGTAGTCTGGAAGTAATTGCGACAAAGCATTATGCCATTGTTTCACATAAAGGTTTTTAGGGATTAGTTGCTGCAATTGCTGTAAAGTTATGTTCATTTACCTAATCTTTCAAAAATAATTTTTTGTTTTTGATACCACTCAATCCAAGCGTCCGTTTTAACAGCACAGGTATAGTACTCTGTATAATTGACTGCCACAGTTTTTGCTACATCAGAAAGCTGTGCAGTTTCTTGAAGCTTGTTTAGCTGAGGGCAAGCTATTAAGGCTTGTGCGGCTGGAGCTTCTGGAAATTTTGCGGTAACAGGAACTACAGTTGAACAGGCAGTAAGTGCTAAAACAAGTAAAAATATAATGGTAACTGTTAGCATAGAGCTAATAACGCCTTGATCTTCGTGTTTCATTTGGGCTGCTCCGCAGCACGATTGTGCTGAGTAATAAATTCTTTGGGAATTTCACATTGTGTGTTGTACTTGACGATTTCTCGGTCAATGTACTTGACGATTTCTTCGCCTCGCACTTTAACAACTTGAGTTTTAGTTACTAGTTGTTTTTCAATTACAGTATTTGTTTCAGCACTTTTTGCCGCCAATTCAACAACTTGTTGTTCAAGTGCGGCCGCTTTGTCTTTCCACCAGTTATTTACTTTCAACATACCCAGCAGGTAAATTGATACTACTAGCACAACAACGCTAGTAATTTTTACTTGTTTTTTAAGTATGCTGCTGGGCAGTAATAAGCTAACTAAATAGCCTATTACTGCTGCAATAAATAACGCATAAAACAAGATTTCAGGTATAAAGTTAAAGAACCACATAATTTACTTATGTTGCTGCTGGTGGTGACATAGGTGCTACGGGTGCTACGGGTGCCCAAGGCATACTAGCTTCAGCAACAGGACTAATTTTTGTGTCAATTTGTTTTTGGATTTGAGCATTTACATGCTCTTCGTAGTTGCCAGTAACAACTGCTTTAATCCATGTAAGAACAATAGCTTCTGTTAACTGAGAAAACGGAACAAACGCATTGCCGTTAGTCATTGTTGTTGAAGTAAATGGTGTGGCACCAGAGAATGTTCCGGTATTGCCCGCATCATCAGTACCAATCTTTTCCCAGTAAGTTTGTACTACTGCATTATGATTTGTACCCTCAGTTTTAGTTTTTAGACTGGTAACTTTCCAGGTATATGTAATAGCCATTATTTTCTCCTAAAATGTTGGCGGGTTAAACTGCCTCTAAAATAGCAATTCTTTGGTTTAGTTGTTCAATTTGTATTTGCTGTTCTTTAACTGCTTCAATTAATAAGGCAACCATGTTACCGTAGGCAACATTTTTTATTCCAGAATTATCTGTTGCCACAACTTCTGGTAATACTAGTTCTACTTCTTGAGCAATAACACCAGCATGGCGCTGTTCTTTATCTTCTGTATCATTTCTGGTAAATGTTACACCACGAATTTGTTTAACTTTGTGTAAAGCATTGGTAATAACTTCAATATTTTCTTTTAATCTAATATCAGAATATGCGGTTACGTTACCGGCCATGGTCAAGTTACCACTCATATCCATTTGCAGACGATTAGCCGAAGCTGACCAGCCACCAAAACGAATTACGTTATCTGAATCTAAACCAAAGTTGATAGCGTACGCACTGCCACGATGGAACGCCATGATTGCACCACCACCATCGCTTGAATACGCCTGAAGTGGAGGGCTGTCGCTTGTAGTATTTCTGTTTGACCTAAAATACATATAACCAGTGACAGTTGTAGCAAGATTAGAAGTACCTGTTGGATCTAAATAATAAGTGGTGTTGTCGTAATCGTAGTAAATTGTTCCACGAATATCACCTGGAGTTCTAAAACTTCCTCCACCCCATGCGCCTTTAAATGTTCCGTTTTGTAATATTAGTAGACCGTGGTCTCCTAAGTTCGCTGCCATACCGCCAGCGTTAGGATGACTCCAAGCTAGACCGTATAAGTTACCAGCAGCACCGGCAGCAGTCAACTTGTAAGCGTCTCCCATAGCCCAGACGCCTTGAAGGATATATGAATCATACTTGCCAACCACACTGTGACCATAGCTATTATCGATATACAACCAATTGTCAGTACGAACAGTGGAAATACGATTCATCACCGATGTACTTGCTGGGTCTGTGTAATAAGCAGTGTCATTTGAATCATAGAATAGTGGAGCACGCCAAGAGTTTGATGCTAGTCCCCATCCATCTGCGTGTAATGAAAATGGTTCAGCGCCATTGGATCTTCTAAAGAACCAGTACCCATTGTTCATGTTCTGGAAATACATATGATCAGAATGCCACTGAATTTTATTATGCTCTCCAGTCCACGCTACGTGGTTACCTTGGATAGCACCTGCAATTCTTAACGCTACGCCAGTGGAATTAGGATCTACATAATAACCAGTATCATTATTATCGTAAAAGATGGGTGCTCGCATTGATGCACCTGCATAACTAATAGTATC